CGTCCCTCGAGGCCCAGCGGCGCACACGGGCCACAGCGGCCGCGGCGTCCCAGGCCCCGTCCACCACCTCCCCTTCCTCGTAGGGCACCGCCTTGGCCACCAGTGGCTGCATGCGCTTGGTGGCCGGAAGGTTCACCAGCGCCACGTTGACGAGCTCGATGATCCGCCGCCCCTCGTCGACCCGGAATGTGGGCGAGAAGTAGCGGTATTCGCGATTCGCGAGCAACTCCCGCGCCTTCGGGGTCCACTCGACGTTGACGGCCCAACGCCCGTCCTCGCGGACCTCGAGGTCGAACCACCCGGCGGCCGGTACCGGCCCGTTGGCGACGGGGTCGACGATCTGGTGCTCGTAGTCGATCGGGAGCCGGTTCCCGTAGTCCCGCCAGGCTTCCATCACCCGCCGGGCCGCCTCCTCGTCGAAGAGAAAGCGGCCCTTGGTGGTGTCGATCTCGCCGAAGGGGAAGATTCTGAACTCCGTTGGCGGGCCCGGGCCGACCTCGAGGGCCTCCAGCCGAATGACCTCCATCACGCCTCCTTTCCGTGGTAGACTGCCCTTAGAAACCCACCGGGGTGGGCCTGGGTTCCCGATACCCCGGTGCAGGACGCGCGGCCCTCCAGGGGGCCGCATGCCCGTTTATTGGGGCCTGGCATAGCGCAAAAATCCCTTCCGCATGTTCTGCAAGTAGCTCGCCGACCTCGACTCGATAAACGTAACGCCCACCAGGACGCCGCGGTGGAACTCAAGGACCAGTACCGCGTGCCGCTTCCTCCCAAAGCGATACACCTTCAAGTACCGCTGCCTGAACACCACCCGCCGCCCGCCGACGCGGCGCATGGGCACCAGCCAGACCTCCTCCGGGTCCTGGACCAGGTCGGGCAACCAGGAGAGGAAGCGCTCGCGCTTGTCCGGCACCAGGTGGTCAAGGAGTCGGGAATCAACGATGACAGGCAGGCTGGTCGGGTCCTTGAGGTAGGCGGGCAGCGACCCGAGCGCGCCCTCGAGGAGCCCGAGCCACCTTTCCCGGTCGCCGATCTCCTCGAGGGTGGGCAGCGGCTTCCCCGGCGCGGGCCGGGCGGGAAGTCGCTCCGGTCGGCCGTAACTCCGCCAGTCGGGCGCCTCGCCGGCGAAGGCCTCCTCCCAACCGCCGGGGTCGCCGATCCGCGCCCGAAGGCCCCGGGCGTAGGTGTCGGCCCAGTCCTCGGCGTCGGGCGGCATGCCGAAGCCCTCCTGGGGCGGCTCGCCCTCCGGGGGCACGTCAGCGATGCCCCGCGCGCGGGCCTCGGCCTCGGTGAGGGCGCGGATGCCGCTGCGACAGTTCATGTGGAGCGGTGGCGTATTGCTCTGCCACCAGGGATCGTCGGCGGGGGGCACGGTTCCGTCCCGTTCGCGGCAGATCACGGTGGTGCGGGCGTCGAGGATGGCGTCGTACATCCAGTAGGGCCGGGTCTTTTTAACCGCCGGGTGGTTGAGCTGGGCCCAGCGGCCGGCGGAGTAGGCGCTCTGCACGTTGGTGCGGAAGGCGGTCTCGAGGTGTCCGGGGTGGGCAGTCTGGAAGCGCTCCATCACCCGCTTTCGCCACTCGTCCAGGGTCTGGCCCGCCTCGAGGGCGTCGACCAGGGTCTGGTGCAGCCACACCAGGCGGTCGAGCTCGGCGATACCCGCCATCGTGAAGGCGCGGCGCTTGGCCTCGGCGGAGAGGCGCTTGAACTCGCCGGGAAGGAGGGGGACCTTCCCCTCGAACCAGCGAACGGCCTCCTCGAAGCGGAGGGGGTCGGGGCTAACGCTCCACATCAGAGGTCCCTCAACACCGCGTACCGCCCACCAAACTCGGCCATGAGAAGCGCCCGCTCGGCGAGCCGGGCGATCTCCTCAGGGGAGGCCTCCCGGAAGTGGCGCATAAGGATCGCCCGCACCTCGTCGTAGGACTGGGCGCGCTCGAGCTCCCGCATCACCGGCTCGAAGGCCTTCCGCTCGGCCTCGGCGGCCCTTTGCACCAACCGGTCGGCGACCGCGTCGGCGTAGAGCTGGCCCTGCACGAAGCCCTTCGCCTCCGAAGGCCGGTCGCCGGAGGCCAGAGCAACGAGTTTTTGCGTGCCCTCGAGGGGAAGCTCGAACTCCTCGGCCAGGGCGGCCACGTCCAGCGGCACCCCGGCCTGAATGAAGACCGAAACGGCATTCGCCAGACTCTCAAGGGTTTTGGTCCGCTCAGCGCGGTCGGTTGGCGGCTCGACCTGCCAACGCGGCCAGGGCGCAAGCTCGCGGTCGCCGTAGTTGAACTCGGCGAACCAGACGAGCACCTGCTCGCGCTGGAAGGTGGAAAGCGATTCGGTGTCGGCCTCGAGGTAGTCCTGACGCACCTGGTCGTGGACCTTGGCGGCTGCGTACGAGCCGCCCTTGACCTCGGTGGTCAGGTTCTGCCCTAGCACGGCGATGCTGATCGCGGAGTCGGTCTGAGCGATGAGATCCCTAAAGCCCTCCCAGTCGCGGGCGGCGGCCTCGAGGAGCTCGACGTCGAAGCCGTTGCCCTGGGCGTCCTGGGGAAGTTCCACGAGACCCTCGGAGGCCAGGCTCGCCAGCGAGTCGAAGAAGCGCTCGCGATCTTCGTCGCTGGCCTCGGAGGGCACCCGGGCCTTGATCGTGGGCAGGCCGTGCTTTTCGCTCCAGCGGGCCCAGTCGCGCCAGGCGTACTGGCGGATGAGCCAGGGGATGGCGAGCCGCCGCACCAGGGCGCCCATCCAGGGGCGGCGGGCGCCGCCGGGGGCGAAGAGCGCCCACTTGCCGTCGCCGGGCGTAATCGCCAGGGGCCCGTCAGCGGTCTGGACCTGGAAGGCCTCGAGGTCGGTCCGCCAGGCGAGGAACTGCGGATGCCACACGCGGACCTCCGGCACCCAGCGGTCGCCGGTCCGCCACACCAGCTCCACCGGCACCGCCCCGAGGAGCAGGCCGTAGCGGAGCAGCTCGCGCGTGACGTCCTCGGGGAAGATCCGCCAGTAGACGCTTTCCACCTCAGCGGCAAGCTTCTCGGCCCCGCCTGGAGCCTCGAAGGCGACCGGAAGCCCCAGGATCCCGTTCACCCGGGTGTCCATCACACCGGCCACCCGGTCGTCGCGGAGCATCTGGTCGGCGAGCAGCGCGGCCTCGTAGAAGTCGCCCTGCTCGAGGAGCATGAGGGCATTCCGCACCCGGGGCACGCTCCAGTTGGTAAAGGTCGCCACCGGGGGCTCGCGGTAGGCCCGCCGCTTGAGCTTTCCGGGCATCTAAAACCTCCTCTTCAGGCTGGGGCGACGCTTGGCGAACGCCGGCCCACGACGTACCCCATGAACCGCCAGAGCCAGCGCCATGACCGCGTCATCGTGCATTCCGTCAGGAGCCGAGTACCGAACATGCCCACTGGGCAGCGCCTCAGCCCTGAACGCCATGAGCTCGGCCTCGAGGGCCGGCTCGCGGTAAAGGAGGAGTTCTCCCTGCTCTAACGCAACTACCAACCGTTCAACCAACTGGGCCTTCGTTTGTGGCGTAAAACGGAACGCCTCGACCCGTGACCAACGACGACGCAACGCTTCGAAGACCGGGTCGCCAACTCCGGTGGCGTCGACCACTCCAAGGGCGTTGTAACGGCGAAGGATACCCGCCACCCGGTCGGCGGTGACCGTCCAGGTGTCGCCCCGCCAACGGATGTGAAACGCTAACCGCGCTGGAATCTCGCTGGCGTCGAGGACACGCACATCGGTGTAATCGGTGGTTCGCGCCAGGTCCACCCCGGCAACGTAGCGCCGGCCGGCTCGGGGCTCTTCCGGCCCCTCGAGGACAAAGACCGCATCAAGCACCGCGTCGCGGAACACGCCACCCTCGGCGTCTACGAACTCGGCCTCGTACTCCTGCCGCCAGGCCAGCTCGGGCATGGTGCGGCGGCGGGCCTCGAGCTCATCGGTGCTGATGTGAGGGTTCGTGCGGGTGGGCATTTGCCAGCTAGCCCACTCCGGGTCACCGCCCTGGCCTCGGGCCCAGAGCTCGAAGAAGTAGTTCCTGCCCTTTGGGGTCGAAGCAAACCACGCGGTACCCCGGTAGTCGGTAAGGGTCGGCCCGATGCTCTCCTCCCAGGCCACGTCAAGGCGCTTAGCGAAGGCAGCCTCGTCGACGATCGCCAGGTGGTACGCCCGGCCGCGACCGGCCTTGTAGGGGTCGTCGAGGGTCCAGAACTCCACCACACCGCCAGTGAAGAGTTCAAGCCTGGGATGAGGCGACTGGGCCGCAGAGACCACAACCCGACCCAGCGTCCGCCGCATGCGACCGTAGGCCTCCTCGAGGAGGGCGTAGGTAGGAGCGAACCAGCCCACCCGCCGGCCGTCGATGGCTGCGTTCACCGCCAGGTCCTCGAGGAGCGTGGTCTTGCCCCAGCGGCGCCCGCAGGCCAGGACGTTATAGCGCCGGGCTTCGGCAAGCACCCGCTCCTGGCCGGGGTGCAACCGTGGCAAGCGCACTTCGACCTCAACCGTCTTCACGGATCACCTTCACCCGGATCTCGCCGACCTGCTCCTGCTCGGTGCGCTCGGTGTAGCCGCGGTGTTTGCCCAACCGACTAAGCACGTATTGGAGCGCCCAGGGCCGGCGTTTCTTGACCGCATCGAAGAGGCCTTCCTCGGCGACATCAAGGAGCCGCTCGCGGGCCTCGTCGCGCACCTGCTGAAGCTCGGGATACCTGGCGATATAGGTGCTCAGGTGCTCGCGGGTCACGCCCAGGAGTCGGGCCGCGTGAGCCACGACGCCGTGGGCCTCCATGAGCGCCGCTGCCACCTTGCGTTTTGTGAGCTTGGCCATGCGTGACCGTAAGGGTTCGTAAGTTCCTGGTTGCGGGGGCGGGAATCGAACCCGCGACCTCCGGGTCATGAGCCCGGCGAGCTGCCTCTGCTCCACCCCGCCCCAAAAGCAAAACCCCCGCCATCGGGCAGGGGTTAGACCATGCTACCGATTTTATATCAAAAAGTGCGGGAAGATGCCAACCTAAATTTGGGTCGGAGGGGAGTCAAGTTTCCAAACTTGCCGGGCATCCTCGGGAACAACCAGTTTGTACTCGCCACCCGGCTCCTTTACGACGGCGAAAAGATGTCCCGGCGATCCTTTTCCCCAGCGCCTCTCATCGCTCATTAGCCTTGCGCTTTTAGATAACTCATCGCTCTGCCCTCCGAAAATGGCACCCATGACTAACTCAGCAAACCTTTTATAATCTGCACGGCCCACGACAAGAAACCCATTTTTAGGTAGCTGACCTTGCTCTGAAGTCATCCAGACCGTCGCCAGCGTTCCCTCTCCAGCTGGCCCACTCAAAGCCAAACCCACCAAGCGTACGGAAATCCAGGCAACAATTTGTTTAGCCATAGAGTGATTTTACCGCGTCAAAGACACTCTCTAGGTGACTCGCCAACCACAGCATCGCCTCCGCCGTGGCCCGGCTCCCCGCGTTGTGAAAATGGCTGTCAGATTTAAGCAGGCTTCGCCGACCCTTACCATACCTGGCCATGTCTAACCACAAACGCACTTCTCCCGGCGCCTCTCGGATCGCTTTGAGAAGCTTTTCCTCCGGCACCCACCCGATGGGCGTCAGCACGTGCCGCCCGAGGCGGATCCGCGGACGCCGGGCCCACTCGCCGATGAGGGGCGGTGGGGCCTCGGTGGAGAGATGCTCGCTCGCGTGCCAGGCCACCAGCTTCTCAGGCACGCCAAGCTCCCGGGCGATGTGCTTGACGATGGGCCGCACGTCCCGCCCAGCCGTCCGGGCGTCCAAAAGCTCGAGGTCGTAGTCCGGCCCACGCAAGCTCCGGCACACCGGGCACCCCCGCACCTGCCGCGGGGGCAGCCCCCCAGGGCGCACGCGCACCGAGGGGGG